ACCCTTTTCGCGCATCCCCGGAATGGAATCAAGGGGTGAGCCGTGGGTAGGCCCCCGACCCCGACCGCGCTGAAGATCCTGACGGGCGCCGCCGCGCACAACCCCCAGCGCATCAACCGCGACGAGCCGAAGCCGACCGTGGGTGCGAAGCCCCCGCCGTTCCTCCCGCGCCGTGGCGCGGCCTGGTCGGCGTGGAAGCGCCATGCTGAGGTCCTCACCCGCACCCGCGTCCTGACCGAGGCCGACGCTGACGCCCTGGCCCTCGGCTGCCTGGCCCTCGCCGAGTACCTCACCTTCCGGGGCGACGCGACCAGCTGGCGACGAGCCGACTCGGCTGCCAAGCGGTACCGCGCCATGCTCATGGACTTCGGCCTGACCCCGTCGTCGCGGGTACGGATCCACGCAGCGCCCGTCGAGGACGTCGACCCGCTGCGCGAGTGGGCTGCCCGATGACGGTCTCGACACTCGCCCCGCGCGCCCGCCGTCGCTACCAGGCCCCGCCGCCCCCGGACGCGGTGACGCAGTACGCGCTCGACGTGATCGCCGGCCGGTACGTCGCCGGCCAGCTGGTGCGCAAGGCGTGCGAGCGCCACATCACCGACCTCGCGAACGGGCACGAACGTGGCCTGCGCTGGGACGCCGCCGCCGCCGAGAAGGCGATCGCGTTCTTCCTGCTCCTGCGCCACTACAAGGGCGAGTGGGGCCCGCGGCCCGGTCACCCCGAGGGCGATCAGATCCGCCTCGAGCCGTGGCAGATGTTCATCGTCGGGGCGCTGTTCGGTTGGAAGCGCGCCGACGGGACGCGCCGGTTCCGATCGGTCTACGTCGAGGTCGCCAAGAAGAACGGCAAGACGCTGATCGCCGCCGGGATCGCCATCCTGCTCGGCTTCTTCGATGGCGAGGCCGGCGCTGAGGTCTACAGCGGCGCCACGAAGCGCGACCAGGCCAAGCTCTCCTGGCTCGACGCGGTCACGATGGTCCGCAAGAACCCGAGCCTCCGGGCCCGCATCCAGGTCAACGCCGGGTCGCTCTCGGACATCGCCACGGCGAGCTTCTTCAAGCCGCTGGGCCAGGACTCCGACACCGACCAGGGCATCAACGTCCACGCCGCGATCATCGACGAGCTCCACGTCCACGTCGACCGGAGCCTTCTGGACAACCTCGAGACGGCTGCCAGCGCCCGGCGCCAGCCGGTCATCTTCAAGATCACGACGGCCGGCGTGAAGCGCGACTCCGTGTGGGCCGAGGAGCGCGCGGACGCGGTCGCGGTCGTGGAGGGTCGGGCGACTGACGACTCGATGCTCGTCGGGATCTGGACGCTCGACGAGGGTGACGACCCCTTCGACGAGGCCGTCTGGCCGAAGGCGAACCCGAACCTCGACGTGAGCGTCAACCGCGACTTCATGCGCCAGCAGGCCGAGAAGGCGAAGCGTTCGCCGGGCGCCCTCGCCGCGTTCCTGCGCTTCCGGGTCAACGTCCCGACGGCCGTCTCGACGCGGGCCATCGACATCGACGAGTGGGACCAGTGCAGCGACGAGCCGGTCATCCCCGACGGCGCCCGGGTCTATGCCGGCCTCGACCTGGCCTCGGTCCGCGACCTCACCGCCCTCATCGTCGTCCACCGCGACGCCGACGGGTACCTCAACGCCGAGTGCCGCTTCTGGTGCCCCGAGCAGGGCATCGAGCAGCGGTCGCGGGTGGACGGCGTGCCGTACTCCGACTGGGTGCGCGACGGCTATCTCATCGCCACGCCCGGCAACGTCACCGACTACACCTACGTGCGCGAAGAGGCACAGACGATCGCCGAGCGGCTCGACGTGGGCGAGATCGGGTACGACCGCTGGAACGCCAGCCAGCTGGTGACCGACCTCGCCGCGGACGGGGCCGAGCTCGTGGCGATCAGCCAGACCCACGCCGGCCTGGCCGCCGGCTGGCGCGAGCTAGAGAAGGCCGTGCTCGAGCACAAGCTCCGCCACGGCGGGCACCCGGTCCTGCGCTGGATGGCGGGCAACGTCGAGGTCGAGACAGACGCCGCCGGCAACCAGAAGCCGTCGAAGGCGCGGAGCACAGAGCGGATCGACGGGATCGTCGGGCTGACGATGGCGATCGGACGCGTGATCGTTCACCAGGACGAGGCCGAGTTCACGGCCGGAGTGGCGTTCGGATGACGACCGCCCGCCTGTCCGCCCTGCTGATCGTCGCCGGCGCTGCGATCGCCATCGTCGGTGTGGCGCTGGTCTACCTTCCGGCGGCCGTCATCGCAGGCGGGGTCTGCCTCGCCGCCCTTGGACTTGATGAGAGGCGGCGCGCATGAGCCTGCTACGTGACCTGATGCCGTCGCGCGCCATGCGGTCCTACGCCCCCGGCTGGGACTCGATGACGCTCAACCCGGGCGGTTTCCAGTACCCGCTCATGGGGCTGAGCCAGACGCTCAGCACGAACATCGAGAACATCGACGTCGGGTACGAGAGCCTGGCGTACCGCGCCTACGCCTCCAATCCCGTCGTGTTCGCCTGCATGCGCGTGCGTCGGGACCTGTTCACCGAGGCGCGGTTCGGCTTCCAGAACATGCGCGGCGGCGTGGCCGGCGACTTCTACGGCGACCGGGACCGGCCCGGCAGCGGTCTCGCGAGCCTCGATCACCCGTGGCCGGGCGCCACGACCGGTGACCTGCTCAAGTACATGATCACTGACAACGACCTCGCCGGTAATGCCTTCATCGCTTGGCGCAAGGGGAAGCTCAAGCGGATGCGTCCCGACTGGACGCAGATGATCCACGGCTCGCCGAACCCCGACGCGAACATGTGGGACCTCGACGCCGAGCTGCTGGGCTACGCATACCAGCCGGGTGGTCCATCGTTCGGCCGACCGTGGGTCTACCTCGACGTCGCGGAGGTCGCGCACTTCTCAACGACGCCCGACCCGCTGCTCCCGGTCCGCGGCATGTCGTGGCTGTCGCCACTCTTGCGCGAGATCATGGCCGACGAGGCGATGACGGCGCACCGCCTCAAGTACTTCGAGCACGGCGGCACGCCGAACCTCGTCGTCAAGACGCAATACACCGACATCGCCAAGCTGCGCGAATTCATGGCGTTCGTCCGCCAGGAGCACGAGGGACTCGCCAACGCCTACAAGATGATGGGCTTCACCGCGGGCGTGGACGCGACCGTGGTCGGCTCGGACCTCAAGCAGCTCGACTTCAAGGTGGTGCAGGGCGGCGGCGAGACGCGGATCGCCTCGGACGCCGGCGTACCGCCCATCCTCGCCGGACTCTCCGAAGGGCTCCAGGGATCCAGCCTCAACGCCGGCCAGGGGTTCTCGGCGTCGATGCGCATGTTCGCCGACCTCACGATGTCCTCGGCCTGGCGCAACGCGGCGGGCTCGCTGGAGCAGATCATCCGCGTCCCCACGGGTGCCCGTCTCTGGTACGACATCCGGGGCATCCCCGCGCTCAAGGACGACATCAAGAGCGCGGCCGAGGTGCAGGCGCTCCAGTCCACCGCGATCCGCACCCTGACCGACGGTGGCTACGACGCCGAGTCGGTGGTCGATGCCATCGTCTCGGGCGACCTCAAGCGTCTGACGCACTCGGGTCTCCTGAGCGTCCAGCTCAACCCGCCCAACACCAAGACCGAACCCGCGGACGTTCCCGCGGCGCTGGCCCCGTTCACTAAGCCGGCCGAACCGGCACCCACCGGAGGCTGAGAAGATGCCGCGACCGATCCGAACCGAAGCCGTCTACGACGCCCCCTGGGCGATCCTCCCGTCGGCGCTGGCGGCCATCCGCGACTGGGCGGCCGACCCGTCGACGCATCTGGCCCTGCTGCGCCAGGAGCAGGAGCCCCGCCCGCCCTCCGGCTCGGTCGCCGTCATCCCGGTCTACGGCGTCATCGAGCACCGCTCCGACTGGATGATGGAGATGTTCGGCGGCGTCAGCATCGACGGGCTGCGCGAGTCCCTGCATGCGGCGCTCACCGACCCGGGTATCCGGGCCGTGGTCCTCGACATCGACTCGCCCGGCGGCACGGTCGCGGGCCTGACCGAGTTCGCGTCCGAGGTGCGGGCCGCCCGGGGCGGGACGAAGCCCATCGTCGCGGTCGCGAACACGCTCGCCGCGTCCGCCGCCTACTGGATGGCGAGCCAGGCCGACGAGGTCGTGGTCACGCCGTCGGGCTCGGTGGGGTCGATCGGCGTGTACGCCATCCACCAGGAAGCATCCCGGATGCTCGACGAGATGGGCATCACGACCACCATCATCAGCGCCGGCCCGCACAAGACCGAGGGCAACGAGTTTGAGCCCCTGACCGACGAGGCCCGCTCGGACATCCAGACGCGGGTCGACGGCAGCTACTCGCGGTTCTTGGGCGACGTGGCGTCCGGGCGCAGGATGGCAGTCGAGACGGTCGAGGCCGAGTTCGGCGGCGGTCGCGTGCTCGATGCCGAGTCCGCCCTCGCGGCTGGCATGGTCGACCGCGTCGAGACGCTCGGCCAGACGATCGCCCGGATGGGCACCATGATCGGCCGGCGCCGGGCCATCGCGGCGGCGGATGCCGGGCCCGAGACCGAGGACGCCGTGCCGTTCGTCGAGCGGCTGGCATCGCTCGCGGTCGAGACCGAGGGCGTCCTCGCCCACGCCCGCGAGCGGGCGCGACTGCGGGCCAAGGAGAACCGGCCCGCCCTCTCCACCACCCACCAGGCATGGCTGCGGTCGACCCGCGATGCCATCGACGCTCTACTCGCGCTGGACGAGCCGGCGCCCGCCCCGGAACCGGTCGAGCCGGTCGCCGTGGTCGCATCGTCCACGCCGCCACCCGCGGCACCCATCCTTCGCCGCCTCTCGGATGACGAGTGGCAGGCGCGCTGGAGGTCATGACAAGTGTTCACAACCGCAGACCTCGAGGCGTTCAAGACGCCCGAGGAGTACGCCACCTACCAGAACGAGGTCCGCGGCCGGATGCAGGAGCTCGACTCCGCGTTCGCCGGCCGCGCGATGGACGACGCCGCCCGGGCCGAGTTCGCCTCGCTCCAGGACCTCGACAAGGACGTCGCCAAGACGATCACCGAGCTCCAGGGGCGCCGCGACTACCTCGCGTCGCTCGCCAAGAACCCGGCCAACGTCGAGCGCCCGTTCGCCGGCCGGACCATCGTCACGTCCGCGAAGCACGTCCCCGATGACGTGTTCGCGATCGAGCAGTACCGCTCGCTCAGCTCGTCCGAGGCGGAGCTCCTCCAGGGCTACCGCGACGGCGCGATGTTCGCCGTCGAGCGCGCCACCTACCCCAACCCCAAGTCCGTCAAGCCGACGGAGCAGGCGCACATCCAGGGCCTGCTCGACAACGAAGACCTCCCGTCGCCGACCAACCCGAACCGCGAGCTGGCGCGACGCATCCTCGCGACCGGTTCGCCGGCGTACCTGCGGGCGTTCACCGACTACATCAAGACCGGGCGGATGGACCTGCGCGCCGTCGGCGCGTGGACCGTCCAGACCGATGCCACGGGTGGCTTCGCTGTCCCGTTCGCGTTCGACCCCACGATGCTCCACACGGGAGCCTGGACGAACATCAACCCGTATCGCCAGGTCTGCAACGTCAAGACCATCGTTGGGACGGACACCTACCAGGGCGTCTCCACGACGTCGTTCGTCGTCGCCCGCGCCGGCGAGGCAGTCGCCACGACCGAGGGCCTGGGCGCGGTCGCCCAGATCTCGATCATCACGTCCAAGGTCAACGGAGCCGGCAAGGTCAGCATCGAGCTCACGCAGGACCGGCCCGACATCTTCACCGAGATCGCGTCGATCATCAGCGAGGCCAAGGACACCGAGGAGGAGGCGTCCTTCGCGACCGCCGACGGCGGCACGGTCATCGGCCGGCCGCTCGGCATCGGACCGGCGCATGGCACCTCCAACCGCTACGCCCACACGGATACCCTCGCCTCGGCCGGCGTCATCGCGGCCGCGGACTACTACCGCCTGGAGGCGGCGCTTCCGGTGCGGCACCGCTTCAACTCCGTCTGGTTCTTGGAGCGGTCGTTCATCCGGATCGCGCAGCTCCTCGAGACGGCCGGCGGGCCGCTGTTCGGCTCCACTGGCGGCTACCCGGCCGTCGGCCCGATCAACACCAACTCCGGCGGGAACACGGGTCTCAACCTCCTCGGCCACCCGGTCTACGAGTCGCCGTCGCTGCCCACGTGGGTCGACACGAACGACCTCGTGGCCGGCGTCCTCTTCGACCCCTCCACCTACTACATCGTCGAGCGTGCCGGGATGAGCGTTGAGGTCATCCCTCACTTCCTCGACGCCACCTCCGGGTACCCGACGGGCGAGCGGATCATCTACGCCTACTGGCGCAACTCGGCCAAGCCGGTCGACGTGGCTGGTGGCCAGATCCTCACCCTGCTCACGTAACCCATCGACCGGGGGCGGGGCGAACGGCCAGCCCCGCCCCCATCCACCAAGGAGGATTCGGATGGCCAGAACAACCGAACCCGAGGCGCCCGCACTGTTCGTCGTTACCGAGTCCTTCGTGGCGCCGGGCGACAACGGGCTGCTTGTCGAGTACCTCAAGGGCGAGGTGGTCGAGGCGGGCCACCCGATGCTCAAGGTGATTCCGCGATCGTTCCGTCCCTACGCCTTCCCCCATCCCATCAAGCGGCGCGCGCTCTCGGCCCCCGAAGTGAGGGCTGAGTGATGGGCTACAACTGGACGAACGTCACCGGCGCCGTCGCGGGCGACGCGAACGGCTACCTCGACACGACCAACATGGCCAACGGGCCGTACAGCCTGATCCTCAACGCACCGACGTTCGGCGCGCGCCACGTCACGGTGACCCGGACCGTGGTCACTGCGCCGGACGTCCCGGGCACGATCACCCTCGTCGGCACCGGCCCCAGCGGTCCGCAGACCGAGGTCATCATCCCCGGGGCGCACACGGTCGTCGTGACGAGCACCAAGTTCTTCACCAGCCTAACGTCCGCGACGCAGGCGGCGTGGGAGCTGGGGGCCGCCACGGCGGATACGATCGTTATCGGCTGGGACAACGTCAACGCCGTCGCCGTGTCCGGGATGGGGACGCTCCACAGCGTGACGATCAATACCGCCGGCGCCAGCGCGATCTATGTCGGGGACGCTCGCGGCAAGATCGCGTCGATCCCCGCCAACCAGGCCGCCGGCACCCACTACCTCTACGACATCAACTTCACCGGCTATCTCGAGGTGGACACGGTCGCCGCTCTGTCCGACGTCACGGTTGCCCACACCGGCTCGATGCCGTCCAGCTACTCGATGTAAGGAGCTAACACATGGCTGCCGACCCCTGGACAATTCCGAATGGAGCCGGAAAGCTCATCGCCGACGGCTCCATCCCCATCGACTCGGGCGCGTTCAAGTGCGCCCTGTACACGGTGTGGAACCAGATCACCGCCGCGTCCACCGTCTACGCCGCGACCAACGAGGTCGGCGTCACGAACACCGGGTACTCGGC